TGAACAAGCACCAATCGTCGTGAAACCAGATCCTAGAACCACTATGTACACGTTCGCTAACCACGTTGTTGACCAAGATGCGAAACCATCAATGATACCATTCATGTCACCCATAGCCCTTGGTGCCCTCGCCCCAACACGGAGTCTCGGAAATGATGCTCAATTTGTTGACGCACGAATTATGAGGATTAAGAATACGCCTATGGAGATCACAACACGTGACGTTGAATACATTAATGAGTTCGTGTCTCTATTATTCCCTGGCGGCAAACGCCAGCTCATACCCACAACCTTAGACACGGTTTACGAAAAACAAAACCGCCCAACCCAAAGGAACATTCTCAACCAGTCCATGGTCTTAGAACCGGATGGTGTTATCAAGTCTTTCATGAAAGCCGAATCATATGATGGTTATAAAGACCCACGTTGCATCAGCACAGTACATTGTGCCTATAAGAGAGATTGGTCCTGCTACATTTATGCATTAACAGATCACGTACAAAAATTTGATTGGTTTGCTTTTGGAAAGAAACCAAAACAAATCGCACATATTGTTACTGAGATCTGTGAAGAAGCAACTTATGTAGATTGCGGAGATTTTTCCCGGTGGGACGGCAGAGTATCAAATAAAATAAGGTATTTGGAAGAAGCAGTGATGAAATCAGCTTTTCAAGGCGATTATTACGAGGAACTTAGTGAACTCATAAAGAAAAAGAGTAACCTAAGGGGCGTCACAAGATTTGGAGTCAAATATGAAATTACAACCGAGAGATTATCCGGAGACCCAGAGACCGCCACCTTAAACACTATTTCCAATAAATTTCTAGACTACGTTGCAAGACGGAGTACCAAAATCCAAGGGGAGTACCTATCGCCAGAACAAGCGTTTAGAGCCCGAGGAATATTTGGAGGAGATGACTCACTCGCCGCAGATAGACCTGTAGAGCAATCAACAGCGGCAGCCAGAAATTGGGGCCAAGTTCTTGAAACCTGCATCATCAAACGCGGTGACATCGGTGTTAATTTTTTATCACGATTTTACGGCCCAGATGTATGGACAGGCGACACTAACTCAGTCTGTGACATCAAACGTCAACTTATCAAACTCCACCTTACCGTCCACTTGCCACCCAAAGTCACACCAGAGATGAAACTGCTAGAAAAACTAAGATCTTTTGCCCTTACCGATCGAAACACACCAATTT